AATCCGTTCGTAACTCAGACAATCTGGGAAACATGCGGTGCGCCTCCGGCACCGCTGGACGGGCTCGTGGTGTACGGCGGGCTGGATCTATCCTCCGTTGCTGATTTGACCGCACTCGTGCTCATTGGAAAGAAAGACCGCGTCTGGCAGGTTCACCCGACGTTCTGGTTGCCTGCGCATGGGCTCCGTGAAAAGGCCAAGAAAGACAGAGTGCCTTATGACCTGTGGAAAGAGGAAGGCTATCTAGAAACCACGGAAGGGAACACGATTTCATATGAGTATGTGGCCATGTGGCTCTTTCATGTGTGTGAAATCTACGACGTGCGCAAAATCGGTTTTGACCGCTGGAACATGAAACACCTTATTCCATGGCTGCGCAAAGCAGGGTTTTCCGAACAGAAGGTGGAAGACATTTTCGTGGAGTTCGGGCAGGGTACTCAGAGTATGTCGCCTGCGCTGCGTGATCTGGAAGGTGCAATCAAAGAAAAGGAACTCGCGCATGGCAACCATCCCCTGCTGGCTATGTGTGCCGCTTGCGCTGTTATTGATTCTAAAGATGACGCGAACCGCAAGCTGAGCAAGAACAAGTCTACGGGACGCATTGACGGACTTGTGGCGCTGACGATGGCGATGGGTGTCGCGGGACAGTATGCACAAGACGTTGATGCCAGTACGTTGATATTCTAGTGTCTGTCTGGTTCTGGCTTGGTCTTGCTGCCGTTATCATACCATCTATCATTTGCGTGTTGTGGTTGCTGCGCGAATAGGTGATCCATGGTCCACATTATCAAGGATAGCTCTCCTCTGTGCGGTTTCACCAGCGACCACCCCAGATCCTGGTCGCAAGATCAAAGATGGGTGTGGCCCGAAGAAGCGCATTACGCAACCTGTCAAAACTGCATCAGTGCGCTGCACGAGCAGGACGAATTTGAATGCACAGTGCTCCTGAATGGGTAGTCACCTATCGCGTGGTGCCGCTCGGCGGCTGTGGTGAATGTGACGTGTGTGCAGCGTCCATCATGGAGTTCTACCGAGGACCTCGTGAGGAGTGCGTGCGTATCGCGCGAGCCTTTGGCGGCGGTGAAAGCGATACCGTGCACACTAATCCTTGGAGCGTCGTTATCGGTCCGGCGGAAGACTGGGATGATTTTCTGGAAGACAACGCATAGGAGGCAAACATGGATATCGGTGGCATTCTGCTTGGTTTGCTTTACGTCATCCTGTACTGCGCGGTCATCATTCTGATTGCCTTCGCAATCCGGTGGGTAATCATTCAAGTGGTTGGCAGCATTGATGCAAATATTGACAAGTGGGGACGTATTGTCGTGGGTCTATTGTGTCTTATTATCATCATCGGCTGGCTGCTGAGCCTGTTGGGGCTGGTGCATGCGCCCTTTCCAGTCGCGCATCCCATACGATGATCTTGGCTCGACGCCTGATATCATCACACCGGAAAAAAGATGACTCCTGATCCAATCAATCTCGTTGCGAATTTGAACCAGAACTTTCAGATATTTCGCGGCGAGTCCAAGCAACTTGTCGTGGATATGACAGGCTATGATATTGTGGCGGCGACATCTATTGACTGGTGGCTGGCGAAATCTCCTTTCGTGGAAGACATAGACGATCCTGAGGATGTGCTAGCCAAGAAATCCTTGACTGACGGTATCACGCAGGATACCGGCAATCTGACGATAGTGTTGAATGCGGCGGACACTGATTATGCGCCGGACCAGTATTATCATGAACTGAAAATCACGTCGTCAACCGGCGTGCACGTTGCTATGATCGGTACGGTTATCATTCGCATGTCCCTCAATATGGAGGCTACACCATGACAATAGAAATTCTCAACGGACCAGTCATTGAGGCCGGTGAGTCACTGAGTGACGGCGTTGACTGTAGCTCCGGTGAGATCGTACGTATCACGATGCCGTCAACAAAATGGGGCGGCGGAAATCTGACGTTCCAGATTTCATCCGACGGCAACGGTTACAATGACCTCTACGATGCGCGAGGCAACGAAGTGACAATAGTCAAGCCCAAGAAAGAAGGCGCTGCCGTCATTGTCCTCAATGAAGAGTTCACCAAGGCTGTCGTGTGGCTGAAAATCCGCAGCGGCACGGCGGGCAGTCCCGTTGTTCAACAAGAGCGCCAGCAATTTGCGATTGCTGTGCGGACACCGGAGGCCATGCCATGACAACAAAGCAGGATGTTGAGCCGGATGACGGCGAGTCCGAAGACGACTTTATGGATCGCTGCACCAATGATGAAGGTGTAGATGAAGACACCTGCCAGATGATCTGGGATGCGCGGTCAGCTGCTAATACCGGCATTGTCTACAAGACCACCAGTGCACCCGTTGTCAATAACGAATTCATCATGAGTGATGAAACCGTTGATAGGATGGATGAAGTGATTTCCGCTGATGGCTGGGTCATGGCGGACTTCAAGAGGAACCCGATTGCGTTGTTCGGACACAATAGTTCTTTCCCTATCGGGAAGTGGACGAATGTGCGGGTGCAGGGCAAGCAATTGCGCGGCACATTGGAGATGGCTCCAGAAGGGACGAGTGAACGGATAGACGAAATCCGCAGGCTCATTGCTGCTGGCATCTTACGCGCCGTGTCTGTTGGTTTTCGCCCGAAGAAAAAAGAGCCTTTGGGTGACAAGGCGGATCCCTTCTGGGGTCCGTTCAAGTACACGAAACAAGAACTTGTTGAATGCAGTCTGGTCAGCGTACCGGCGAACCCGAATGCGCTGCAAGTTGCCAAGTCATTGGGAATTTCTCCCGCAACAATTGATGCCGTCTTCGCCAAGCATGGCGCAAAAGATGGCATCAAGCGGCGTGGGCTTACCGGCAAGCAGGCCGATACACACAAGAAGAAAGGAGCAGCGACCATGTCGCTCTCAGAACGTATCACCGAGGCTGAAAAGCGGAAGGTGGCTAAGATTGATGAACTGAAGCTTCATCTGGACAACATCAATGATGAAAACATCAGCGATGAGCAGATGGAAAAAACAAGCAAGCTGAACGCGGAGATTGCTCAGTGCGAGCGTTCTCTCAGCTTGCTGCGCGACAGCGAAAAGAACATGGCTCTGACCATCGATGACTCGGTCAGCCGTGCACTGGTGCCCGCAAAGCCCAATGGAAAAGGCGTGGCAGCACCGGCGATCATCAGTTCGCGTCCGTTCGGCATGGGTCCGCGCAAGCAACTCAGCACCACTGACTTATTGGTGCGCAGCGGCGTTGTGCAGATTTTTTCGCACATGCTCAAGAAACCTGTTGATCTGGTTCGTCAAGAAATTTACGGTGAGGACGAACAGACCAAGGCCATCGTGGATTGGGCGACGCGTGCGGCGACTGCTCCCGCGATGACGTCCACAGTCGGTTGGGCTGCTGAACTGGTGCAGCAGATCGTCGTAGACTTTATGGCGACGCTGTTGCCCAAGTCAGTCTTCCCGCGTTTGTCCGCAGCGGGCCTTGGTCTCAGCTTTGGACGGAACGGCAAGATCATTGTTCCGACACGCAGTCGCACTCCGACAATCGCCGGTTCCTTTGTCGGCGAAGGCCAGCCAATCCCGGTCCGTCAAGGTGCATTCACGTCACAGACCTTGACGCCCAAGAAAATGGCGGTCATCACGACATGGACCCGTGAGATCGATGAGCATTCTGTGCCTGCCATTGAAGGTCTGTTGCGGCAGGCCATCGGTGAAGACACGGCAATCTCACTCGACAGCGTACTGCTGGATGCTAATCCGGCGACGCTGGTCCGTCCGGCTGGTCTGCTGAACGGTGTGGCTGGCTTGACACCGACGGCGGGCGGCGGCTTTGCCGCAGCGGTCGGCGACATCAAGCAGTTGACCGGCGCGTTGATCACTGGTACGGCAGGCAACGTTCGCAGTCCGCACTGGTTGATGAACCCGCAGCAAGTCAATTCGCTCGGACTTGTGACGATGCCCGGTGTTGGGGTCTTCCCGTTCCGTGCGGAATTGGCGGCGGGCAACCTCGGTGGCTGGCCTGTCATTGACAGTGGCACTATCCCGCTTGGGACGGTCGTTGCTATTGATGCGGCCGATTATGTCAGTGTCAGTGATGGACCGCGCTTTGAAATCAGTGATCAGGCAACGCTCCACATGGAAGACACTGCACCGGCGGACATCACTACAGCGGGGACACCTGCAGTGGCGTCGTTCCCGGTCAAGTCTATGTTCCAAACGGACAGCTTGGCGTTGCGGCTCATCCTCCCGGTCAATTGGGCACTCCGTCGTCCGGGCGTTGTGGCTTGGGTTGCTGGCGTTACGTGGTGAACAACGACTGGCTGGCGTAGAGCCAGCCAGAACATTTTTCCGGGAACAGGAGTTAAATTCCTATGACTGATGCAGATCATGCCGCCAAGGCGGCGCAAGAAGCTGAGAAGAAACGTCACGATGACGCGCGTAAGAAAATCGCTGATGAACGCAAGGCGCGTGAAGCAGCGACCAAGGAAGGTCCCGCCAAGGGAGGTGTGGAAGGTTCCAAGCCAACGCCGACACAGGAAGAAAATGATCTTGCTGCAATGGGCGTCCCTGTGATGGACAAGGAGCCGGATGGCAGCGATGAGCAGCCGAGCCCGGAAGATCAGATGGCCAAGAAGCAGCACAAAGAAGCCAAACCTTCCGGCGGTGCTGCTTATCAGACGCGACAGGCACAGCCTGTAGCGCCAAAGTCATAAAGGCCAATCTCATCGGCATGATGGGTGGATGTCCCCAATCTTTCCGTAACGCCGATGGGGACGTGATCGGGCAGGAGTTTGAGTAGTCGTGTCTCGGCAGACCCTCCTCTACTTTTGTCCGATCACGATTTGAAAGGAAATCAATGCCTTCCATACGAAACATGATGGCGAGCGTCGGCCGTGCCATAACCAAGGCGGCTGAAGGTGCGGCACATGGCGGACCCTATTTGTTGCCGGTGAGTGGTGGCACCTTGCCTGCTGGCAGTTCCATTAACTGGTGGCAGCTCGGGGGCAATATCCAGCGCTTCAGTCCATCCGCCATGGTGGAAGCCTGCATCAGTGCCTACAGTCAAACGAGTGCAATGTGTCCAGGTGATCATTGGCTGGATGAAGATGACGATGGGCGCAAGCGTATTACAACCAGCGATCTTTCACGTTTTCTGCGCAAGCCAAATTCATATCAATCCATCAGTGACTTTATGCTCAATGCTGTGCGCAGTCTGTATGCGGACGGCAACACGTATGCGCTGGCATTGCGTAATGATCGTTATGAAGTTGACTCTTTACATTTGATGGAACCTCAGCAGTGCTGGCCCTACGTCGCGAAAGACGGCGAAGTGTTTTATGCGTTGGGCGGCAATCCTGTCATTGACAGACTTATTCCTGATCTTGATCTGGTGCCTGCGCGCGATGTGCTTCATATCAGAATGAACCAGCAGCCTTATTCGTTGCGTGGAGTATCTCCGCTGCTGGCAATCTTGCGCGATATGTCTTTAACAGATGCTATCGCCAGTCAGCAACTCAATTTTTATATGAACCAAGCCAGACCAAGTTTTGTGTTGTCTACAGATTTAAAGTTGGATAAGGATCAAACAGATTTCTTACGGCAAAAATGGGATGAACAATCCAAGGGTGTGGGCACTGGCGGCACACCAATTTTATCTGCAGGCTTGAAGCCCTATGTGTTTTCTACAAATTCAGTGGATAGTCAGCTTGCCGAAGTGATGAAGATTTCCGATGCGCGTATTGCGCTGGCGTATCGTATTCCGCTGCAGATATTCGGCCTTGCTGCCGGACCGACAGGTTCAACGGAAGCCCTGATGCAGATGTGGATCAGCACCGGGCTCGGGTTCTGCTTGAACCATATAGAAGAAGGGATGGGTAGGTTTTTCAGATTGCAGGGTGTGCCAACAGAATATCTAGAGTTTGACACGAGTGCCCTGCTTCGGTCTGCATTTAAGGATCGAGTTGACGGATATGTTAAGGCGGTGCAGGGCGGTATCTATGCACCGAATGAGGCGCGTGCTGCGTTTGATATGGAACCAGTGAAGTACGGTGACGAACCGCGCGTACAGCAGCAGGTCGTTCCATTGAGCGCAGCGGGAAAGATCCCAGCAGCACCAGCACCGGGAGCCGCACCGCCAGCACCAGCAGCGACTTCGCCGCCAGCGAAACCGCCGCCTGATGAACCCAAAGGCATAACCGATGCCGAACGATCAAATATTGTCAGCTCATTCAGAACGTCATATGCCCGCCACCTCACCATTTGAGCTGCTGGCGGAAGAACTTGGTGCGATTGCGGGGCGGTTAGAGCGTGAGTCTGCCTACCGTTTTGCAGCGCTCATGGCTGATGTGGAGCGCAAATTTGCAGAGCGCGAACTGGCGTTGGAGCGACTGCAGAAATCTTTGGAGTCAGTTGTTGGCGCAAATATTCTAGCGTGGGATAAGCTAATCAAGGAAAAGGTTCTATCTTTAAGGGATGGTATGGATGGCACCGACGGGGAAGATGGCGCACCGGGCGAACAAGGTTTACAGGGAACGCCCGGTCCTGCAGGAGAGCCTGGACCACAAGGACCACAAGGGCTGCAAGGGCTGTGCGGCAATCCGGGTGAACGTGGCGAGATGGGTCCAGCAGGTAAAGATGGCATTGATGGGACGCCGGGGTTGAGTGGCAAAGATGGTCAGAACGGTTTGGACGGTACAAAAGGAGAGCAAGGTGAGAAAGGTGAAACGGGTCAAGCTGGTCAAGAAGGGCCGCAAGGGCCGCAAGGCGAAAAAGGTCAAGACGGCATCAACGGAAAAGATGGTGTCGCCGGGGCCGATGGATTGAACGGCAAAGATGGCGTGGATGGCGCACCGGGATTGAATGGCAAGGATGGTTGTGACGGCAAGTTGCCCAGAGTGAAAGTGTGGAAGGCTGGTACCGTGCATTATGACGGTGATGTTGTCACACACAATGGCGCATTGTGGCAGGCATCGCAGGACACAGCAAAAACTCCGGGCACCAATGAGTGGATCTGTCTGGCCATGGCTGGTGTTGATGGCAAGGATGGCCGCGATGGTGAAGATGGCACTGATGGTCGGTCACTGCGTATCATGGAGACATTTGATCCAACTGCAAAATATAAAGAGTTGGATGTTGTGACGTTGGATCAGAAATGGTTCGTGGCCAAGAAAGATGATCCGGGTCCGTGTCCGGGTGCAGGCTGGAAGGCTGGTCCGGGAATCGGCAAAACAGGTCGGCCCGGTGATCGCGGTCCACAAGGTGCCAAAGGCGAGACAGGTTTGATGCAAGAAATTCTTGCGTGGGATATCAATAGAGAGACATACGAAGTTGCGCCTATTATGGCCAACGGTGAGCGCGGTCCTGTCATGCAGTTGCGTGATCTGTTTGCGCAATTTCAGGAGGAGACAGTCTGATGCATTCCAGCATCATGATTACCAAGGCTGCACCAGACAAGGCTCTGGTCACACTTTATGAAGCGAAGGTTTCGTTGCGTCTGCCGACAGACAGTGCAACTAATGACGAGCTGCTCAAGTTCGCAATCAATAGAGCATCGGATGAAGTGAACTGGACCTGTGCACGTGACTTCGCGTATGAAACTGTTGTAGAAAAATTCCATGAAATCCTTAATCCGATCACGCGTTTGTATCTGTCGCGTTATCCAGTCAAGCCTGCTGAAATTGTTTCCATTGACATTGACGGTGTATCGCTTGACCCCGACACGTATGAAGTTGATGAACCGTCCGGTAAGGTTACGATATTAGGTGGTGTCTGGGCTGAAGATGTTTCTGTGACGTACTCTGGTGGATACAAGATCCCGCAAGGTGTACCGCCAGCATTGCGTCAAGCCTGTTTGCTGTTGACTCGCGAGGCTTATTATTCTTCACTCCGCGGTGATCCTTCCGTGCGATCAATTTCGCATAAAGAAAGTCGGGTCATGTATTATGATCCCAATGCCAGCATGAAAGGAACTGGTGGCGCTGGGGGAACACCGGCACAAAAGGCAGCAGAGCAATTGCTTTTCAACTTTATGAAAGTGATGGCATGAATGCCTGCTGGCTTCAATTTGATAGCGCGGCTTGCTGCTTCTGCCATTGCTGGAAATCTTGACGGTGTTCTAGAAAAGAAGTTTGAGTCACAGCTTGAAGACTTGTTGATGAAGCAACTCGGCGGAAGTTTTGGTTCCGTTGATAAGCTGGCGGGACTATTCGGCGGCGCAAGTAATTTTGACAAGTTGCGCAATCGCTGGCTGGATAAGTCCATGCAGCCGAAGTTGCCGGGCCAGTCATTGCTGAACAAAGTTTTCAGCGTGATGGACAATGCCAGCAAGTCTGGTCGTGGTGGCAAGTCACGTTATACAAGCAAGTGGTCGCGGTCTAGCTGGGCGCGTTCACGTAATGATTGGCTGGATAATCATTGGAAACATGATTGGCGCAGTCAGCCGCGCAATGCAGAAGGACGTTGGATACCCGGCCGTCTTGATCAGATTGAGATGGCGCTGCAGTACAAGGGGATGAAGACAGGACGTCGCACCAAGCGTAGACGTAAGCTGCGCAGGCGAGCAAGGTTGCAAGGCAGAAAAGCAGCGAAGCGATTGTTCAGGAGATGAAATGCCTGTCAACTATTCTGATTTGGTTTATTCGCCGACACAGGATTTGTATGGGCGAGTGATCATAGTTACGCCACTCAAGAGCCAGCCGACCGGCCAGCCTTATCAGGCGCGTGGAATATTAGATATTGAAGCGTTTGATGTGACGGCACAGGATGGGATGATCTTTTCAGACACGAGAATAATACTAGATATTCGTGAAGTGGAATTTGCTGTGTTGCCGCTGCAAGGTGACCAGATTGATATTCCTGCTGATAGTGGGCTGCACGCAGAAGGGAAATTTGAAGTGTTGGATGCTGATCCGAATGGCGGTGGTGAAACCACGTTGACGCTGCGGTACGTCGTACCGGCGAAACCATGACTAGAAGCTATGCATTGATCGTACGCGATGAGATCATGGCACGCATCAAGACGATGCCGTTCTTTGCTCCGTTTGCCAAGTTTGGTACGAACAAGATGGAGCAGCTTCAACCGGAGCATGTTCCTTTTGTCGGTGTCTATTTCATCAGTGAGGACTTGACGCCGGATGGTGATGCTGATACAGGTGAGCCACGCTTCAGGTCTTCTGTATTGTATGGACTGTCAATCATCGTGCAGAACAATGATGGTAATGAAGCAGAAGACAAACTAGACGAAGCTTGGATGCTGTTGACAGATAGATTATTTACTGATCCGTCTCTGTATTTGAATAAGACAGCGCAGATACAGTCATACACACGTGGCAACAGAACACATCAGTTTGGTTCTGTTGGCGCAGAGAATTCCATACCGATAGCTGAGTGCAGGTTCACGCTGACAATAGACCTTGGTACGATAGACTTTCCACCGGTCGTGGACAACGTATTGGCCAAGGTTCATTTTGAAACCAGATATCCGGGCGGTGCTGATCCAAATCAAATTCAGCAGGTCATTGCGGAATGGGATCTGCCTGTAACAAAGGAGAAGGCTGATGAAAGTGTTTCCGAAGAATGATGATATCCGTAGGGTGTTGATCCATCCAGTTGCCGGAAAATTCCGCGCGGAAGGGGCTGCGGACTGGCCGGATGATTCTTTTACGCAACGTCGCATCAAGGATGGCGATGTGTACAAGGAAGGCGGTGGTGATCCGCAGTCGCAGCAGAAATCTGCGTCACAGCAGCATCACGCTCCGCGGAAACTCGCTAGGGACAAGGACGAGTAATATACTTCAACGCAAAGGAGGGCAGCATGCCCGTTTCTTTTAATAGCATACCGGCCAATTGGAGGATGCCCCTCTATTGGGTCGAGTTGGATCCATCTATGGCAGGGCTCGGTGTGACGCCCGGACGCTCCCTCCTTGTTGGCATCATGACTGCAAGTGGTACGGCACTGCCGGACGTGCCGATTGCTTGTGCATCACAGGCACAAGCTGATGCGTTGTTTGGTAAAGGCTCAATGCTGGCGTGCATGTTCACGGCGTTCTTCGCCAATAATTGGGCGAATGAAGTCTGGGGATTGCCACTGGCAGAGCCGACAGGTGCGGCCGCAACTGGCTCAATCGTCGTGGCTACTCCGCCAACGGCAGCCGGAACAATCGATCTCTATATTGCCGGGCATAACGTGCCTGTTTACGTCGGGGCGTCGGACACAGTGGACATTGTTGCTAGCTCAATTGAAGCTGCGATCAATGCCAATACAAGTTTGCCGGTTACGGCGACGGCGGCAACAGGTACCGTTACGATTACGGCCAAGTACAAAGGCACTCCAAGCAATGACATCGTCATGTCTGACAGTTACTACGGGACTGTCGGTGGTGAGCAATTGCCTGTCGGTGTCACGTTGACCTATACGCAACTGACGGGTGGTACCGGTGATCCGGTGATGACGAATGCTATCAGTGCGCTTGGTGAAACGGAAATTGACTACGTCTGTATGCCATTCACGGACAGCACTTCTATGCTGGCATGGGAGACGGAGTTTGGTTTCTCAGACACCGGACGCTGGGGATGGATGCGTCAGCACTATGGGCATTTGTTTAGTTCCAAGCGCGGCATCTACAGTGATCTGCTGCTGTTTGGTGAGACGCGCAACAGTGCACAGATGTCCGTGATGGGTATTGAACCATTTAGTCCAACACCGAGTTATGAATGGGCGGCGGCTTACTGTGCCAAGGCAGCACGCGCATTGATCAATGATCCAGCGCGTCCGCTGCAGACTTTGCAAATGGCAAGCTGTCTGCCTGCACCATTCCATAGCCGGTTCTTGATGTCTGAGTTGAATGGTCTGTCATTCGTTGGGGTAGCTACTCAACGAACGCCAGTTGATGTACCAATGGTCATGCGGGAAAATACGACGTATCAGAAAAACCTGTATGGCAACAGTGACGACGCTTATGAACTGGTGACAACACTGGCGACGCTGGCCAAGCTTCTGAGAAATCAGAGGCAGGCGATTACCAGCAAGTTCCCACGTCACAAGCTGGCCGACGATGGTACGCGCTTTGGTGCAGGGCAGGCCATTGTAACGCCGAAGATCATCAAGGCAGAGCTCGTCGCTCAGTACCGTATTGACGAGTTCAATGGGCTTGTTGAAAACGGCAAGGCATTCAAGACCAACTTGATTGTTGAGCGTGACCCGAATGATCCGAACCGTGTCAATGTTCTCTATCCACCGGATCTTGTCAATCAACTTCGCGTCTTCGCAGTGCTTGCTCAGTTCAGGTTGCAGTACGACCGCGGTCTTGACACTGTTGTCGCAGCTTAATCATCAAGAAGTATCGATGATCATTTTAGTTCTGCTGCTTGGTTTTGCAGCAGGACTATTTCTTCCACGTCCATAGAAAGGATTGGACAATGGCTCAAAGAATAGCGGGGATTGCCTACCTCAAGGTTGACGGCAATCAGTATCCGTTGCGTGGTAACTTTACAATCACGCCGTCAGTGATTGAAAGGGCGGGTCTCGCTGGACAAGATTACATCCACGGCTATAGTGAATTGCCGAGGGTGCCTAGCATTGAAGGCGATGTGAGCACGGTGCCAGGATTGTCCATTGAAGACTTTGAAGCGCAAGTCAATGTGACGGTGACAGCGGAGTTGGCGAACAATTCGACTTATGTGTTGCGTGAAGGCTGGTGCGTTTCAGCCCTCGCGATCAATGCTCGTGACGGTCTGGTGCGTGTTAAATGGGAGGGTATCAGCTGCGACGAAATTCAATAATTAAAAACAAGCGGAGGGAAAGATGGCTGATGATACAGAAATAAAAACTGATGAACCAAAGAAGGTCAACGGTGCGGAAGTCAGCACTGATCTTGTGATACCCCTGCGTAAGAAAGTGATTGCGCATGGTGAGGAAGTTCAGGAGTTGAAATTTCGCGAACCAACGGCAGGCGACATTGAGGTCTGTGGGACACCAGTTATGATTGACTTCTTGACTGGCGAACAGCCCAAGATGACGTTTGAAACAAAGGCCATGTTTGCGATGATGTCGCGACTCGCTGGAGTACCGCCGTCTACGATCAAGCAACTGCATCCGAAAGATTGGGGGTATGCAGCCTTGGCTCTGGCGCACCGTTTTTTTATTCCAGAGATGTAGAGGACAACTTCGTCCTAGATTGTTACAGGCTGGCAAAATACTATGGGCGCAATCCGCGTGAGTTTCTGGACATGCCGTTTTCAGAAATAGCACGGCACATCAAGTGGACATCCAGATTGGAGCAGATCTTAAGACCAGCGGACGATGACAATGCCTGATGATACTGCAGACATTGCCTCTACGCTGGCGTTCTTCGGTCAGCTTGGCAAAGGCGTTGATGATTTAAAAACCAAGATCGCTAGTCTCAATGAGGCTAGCAGCGCCATGAAGAAGATTACTGATGAAACTGAAAAGTTTGGTCAGACAATCAGTCGTCATACGCGCACTACATTTCGTGGTATGGAGGAAGGAGCACTTAATCTAACTCGCCTCATAGGTGGTGCTGGTGGTCTTGCACTAAGTTTAGCGGGTGCAGCAAAAACACTGGACTCGTTTGCTGTTAGTTCATTGCAGACTAGAAACTTTGCTATCAATACCGGCTTTTCTACTGAAGCTCTTAAGAGTATGCGGGTGCAATTGTCCGCAGCCGGTATGAGTGCCAATGAAGCGGCGCAGAGCATCGGCAATATCGGTGGCAAGCTGCAGGAAGTTCTTGCACTGCAAGAGACCTCAGGTTTCTATAAATCGTTGCAGGCTAGCAGTCCCGCTCTTGCGGAGCAGGTTCGCCAGTTGATGAACGCTGGTAAGGAAGAAGAAGCGCGGAATGTTCTGCAGGAAGCTTTCAATAAAGGTGGTGAACGATTCAAGGCTTGGCTGCCGACTGTAACAGGTGTTTCGCGCGCCGCATGGGAAGCGCAAAAACAAGGTATGGAGGGTTTGATCCAGCCTTGGAAATTCAATGTTGAGGAAGCCGCAAAATATCACAAGACGATGGTCAATCTTGGTACGATCTTTGACAGTACATGGACATCAATGACGTACACGGTTTTGGAAGGCCTCAACAATTTAATTGGTGGTGATAAAGGATTTGAAAAGTTGAATAGCAAGGCACATGAGTTCGCAGACAATTTTAAGAAGTGGATCAATGACAGTGTCATTCCAGAAATAAAGAGAACGTTTCAGACTGTTCAAGATATTATCAACTGGTTTGAAGGTCGGCAGATTAAAGGATTGCCTGGAGCATTGACACCGGAGGAATTTCTAAAGCGCCAAAGGGAAGAGAAAAAAGATTTCAATATATTTGAGTGGCTCGGTAATCAGATTTTTACTCCTGCGCATGCTTCCACTGATGAAGGACGCGGCGCATTGCTGGAACAGGAAACTGAAAAAGATTCCAGCAAGATGTTTATTGAGATACGCGATTACATGCAGAAATGGGACAATGAAAGAGAAGGCATTGGTGTCGGCGCAAACGGACCGGGAGGAGGCAGCACTGGAGGCAGTGCTGGCGGTGCTGCTGGAAGTAGCAGTGGCGACGGAAGTGGCACTCCTTCTGCTGGCAGTCCGGCTGCTTTGAATGATGAGAACGGTAAGAAGATAGATGCTGAAACGATGCGTGAGGCTGAAAGGCTTGGTCGTGCCGGTGACGTGGCTGGTTTGCAGAAATTGTTCAGTCAGCGCGGCTACCATATGTCCGGGCCAGCCTGCGGCATTGTCGCGACAGGCTATGTGAAGTCCGCTGGTTTTAAACCCCCGACAGGTGCGGCTATTGCTACGTCATGGCATAAGTGGGGTGAGGCGCTAAAGCCGGAAGATATCAATGCGCCAAATCGTCCATTTGGCAGCATGGTCGCTACTTATTTTCATGGCCGCTATGGCGGCACCCAAGGAAGAATTCTAGCTCCCGGTGAAACTGGCGGTCATGTCATGACCGTCATTCCTGGCACTTATAATAAGAAAGATAACTCTGCGATGTTCGTTGATCAATCAGGCAAACCGCATCGACGCAATCTTGCAGATATGGATCCGCGATATGCCGGTGACGAGGCGGTGAAGGCAGTGCAAGCGCAACGCGGTGAACAACGAGATAAGATTGACAAGGCCAATGGCAGTGTCTGGGATAAGCCAACTGCCAGTGTGAATGTTAGCGTCAAGAATGCGCCACCGGGAGTTAGAACTAACGCGGAAGCAGATGGTGCCTTCAAGACATTGAACATGAGCCGTACAAATCAATTGGTGTATAACTGATGCCTGAAAATTTCGACGCCGATGCAATGATGGCCTTCATTGGTCAGCTCGGCAAGGAAGTTGACAATTTAAAAACTAAGATTACCTCGCTCAATGAAGTGGGCGGCAAGGGCATGGGTAATCTTGCGGACCAGACTGAACGGTTTGGTAAGGTCATTCAACAATATACTAGTGGCCCTCTCAAGGCGATGGATGCTGCCGCTGCTGGTTTGTCTAGAACACTGGTGGGCGCTGGTGGCTTGGCACTCAGTTTTGCTGGCGCAGCAAAGGCGCTTGATGCTTTTGCAGTCGGTGAATTGCGGATCAAGAATTTTGCTACCAATACCGGGTTCACTGTTGAGAGTGTCAAGAATTTACGAGTCCAGTTGGCGGCTGCAGGAATTGACGCGAGTGAAGCATCCAGCGGAATAGGCAG